CAGCATCTGTATATAAGAAACAAGTTGTAGATATACCTCAAAAGCTTAAAAAGATTATTACTGATTGGACTAAAAAGAATAGTAAAGAATGGTTACTATTAGATACAACTTTAGATCAACCATTAACACCAGCTAAACTTACTAATAGACTTTATAACTTATTTGATAAAAAAGTATCTGTCAATCAACTCAGACATTCATATGTTTCAGATGTTGTATTAAAAGATATGCCAGCTTTAGAACAACTTGATAAAACTGCTAAAGAAATGGGTAACTCAACTGAGACACAAATTACTCAATATAAGAAAATTAAGAAATAATAAAAAAAACTAATACAAAAAAAATAAAATTTAAAAATGTATTAGTTTTTTTAAAAAAATTATCTTTTTTCTTTTTCTATTATTAAAATGAATAAACGTGAAGATTTATTTGGAGAGAAGGTATTATGTGAATACTGTGGTAAAGGGTTAAAACCGTTCAAATCAAAGTTTGATTGGAAGAAAAGAAAGCTTCATAAGAAGTGTTATTTTATCAAGATTGAAGAAGATAGAATTAGATGGATTATTGAAGAAACAAGAAAACAAGACTTAGCTGAGTTACAACGAGAGAAAGAACGCGAAGCTACACGTGCTAAAATGGAAGCAACCAGAAAAGAATGGGAATTAAAAAAAATTGCTTTTGACTGTGGAGTTTATGATATATAATGAACCTATTAACTAATAGGTTACAAACTATTATACATATGTATAATCAATATTTTCTTTTATTATATTTTGAATATAATAAAACAATGCTTAGAACGCGCAAATCATCTTACAATGTAACACGGGTTAAACCTAAGAAACAAACACAACATTATGCTTTAGGAGGTATAGTTCCAGATGAATTTTTAGAACAATTTCCACCTAATGTTAAGTCATTTTTAAAATCACACGGAGATGAACCTATCATAACTATTAAGGTTTGTAGAGAACCTATAAATAGCACTGTTATGAAAGTTATGAATACTATATCATTAGGTGCTTTAGAAAGAGTTAGAAGAAAATTAGGTGTTGATAGTTTCTTTCACTTATATTTACTTATAAATGATAAATACATTTTTGAAAAGAACCAAGTATTAGATTTTAGATCGGGTCATCCCTCTTCTAAAGCTACTTGTATCCCTGTAAATTTCAGTAAAGAATTAAGTATCAATCAAATGGTTGATAACTGTTTAAAGAGAATGGGACCTCACAATTTCTTCACATATTCCGCTTTTAGTTTGAACTGTCAAAACTTTGTAAAGAATATGTTATCATCTTCAGGTATAACTCCTCCTATAAAATTTATTGATGCTAATATGGATGCTATATTAAAAGAGGTTCCGTGGTATCTTCCTAAAGTATCAAATATGATTACAGATTTAGCAGGTGCTCTTACATTAGTAAAACAAAAACTTGGTTTCAAGGACGGAGGTATAGTTCAAATGGGATTGAAAGATTACATAGAAGAACATAAGAGATTAATCCATACTTTACAAGAACACGGATTAGACAAAGAAGCTGAGTATCAAATCAAAGAACTACAGGATCGCGGTATTAAATTATAATTCTTTTATTATTTTCTTTGTTAGTTAATAAAAGAAATGTCGTTAAACAGTTTAAACTTAAATAGTGTTTTTCCATCAAATCTTAATGGGTTATCTGTTATCACAACCAGTAACGGAGGCGGTCTTCCTGTCACAGCTACAGCTCCTCTTATAGAAACCACAACAACCTCAGCTCAAAACGTATCATTATATGAAAGTTCTACAAATTTAATAAATTTTGCTACTTATGGTAAAAGTTTAGTATTAAATAATATTTATGGAACTGGTGCTTACTTTTCAACTGGTTCTTTTACAAATTTATCATCAACTAATGCCGTTATAACAAACCTTGTTTCAACCACATCTACAGGAACTAATTCATTTGTTACAAATTTAAATACTACTAATATGACTGGTAGTAAAGCTACAATTACAAACCTTTCTTCTACTTATTTTACTGGGACAAATGCTTACTTAACTAATGCTACAATAGGTAACTTAACTATTGCTGGTGCTAATATCCCTTATTTAACATACACTACAGCTACTGGGACAAATTCATATACAACTAATACTTCTGCTACAAATTATTATAACAATGCTAATACTAATCCTATGTTATATTCTATTAATAATGATACTACTGTTTCAGCTAATAACGGAACTATTAATTTTAGACCTGTTAGTTATTTAAATTCTTCTACACAGGTAACAATTAATAATACAGGGAGATTATCAGCTCCTACTATTACTGTTGGTGATGAAATTAGTAACAATATTAGTAATAGTCAAAATATTACAACAGCTACTTTAAATGTAACTGGGGTGATGACGGGATCTTCTATATATACATCAGGGGTTATTAATGCTGGTGGTGTATTATCTACTACTTCTGGTAAAATTCAAAATGGTAACTCTACTTGGACCACAAATACTAATGATGTTTTTATTAACGCAAATAATGATACTGTTTATTTACGTCCTAAAGGAACCACGGCTTCACCTGCTGACGGTCAAGTATATCTTTTAAATAATGGTAACTTAGTATGTTCTACAGGGACAGCAACTTTTTTTAATGGATATTTTAACAATGCTTTAAATGCTCCTAATGCTTTCGTGACTTGTTACGGTATTGATGGGTTATATTTAGTTAGGGCTCCTAACTTTACAGGTGCTAATGCTAATTTTACAAACTTGAATGTAACCAATTTTACAGGTGGTAATATTAAAGGTGGAACTTACACAGGTAACGTAGCTGTTACTAATCCTCAGAAAATGTATTTCTATGAGACTGATGGAACCACAGAATGTATGAGAATAGAACCTGCTTCTATAACAAATGCTTTATCTTTTTATTGTGCTCCATATGGTTCTGTGTTACAAGCATTCTTACAAGCGGGACCTACAGGTGCTTCTTTACAATATTTAAATAACGCACAAATAAGAGATTATGTTAATTCACCTAACGCATATCACGATAATCATTATACTACAAGATCTGATGGTCTTCAAACCAATAGTATGTATTTTTATAATAATACTTCATTTCAATCAAGACCTTTTATTTTTCAAAATTTAAATCAATCTGCTTATATTCAAGCTTATGGTGCTAACTCCCGTAATAATGGGTTTAGTATCCGTGATACATCTGAGAGATGGTTTATATATAATCAAGCAAATACATCTACTTTAGCATTTAATAATAATTCAAGTGACCTTGTAACCTTGAATAGTAGTAATTTAACAGTTGTCCCTGAAACAAAGATACAAAATACCTTAAATGTAGGTGCTCCTAACTTTGGTTCAAACGCTTTAATAAATTTGGGTTATACAGGGACTTTAGGAGGTAGTCTTAACACGAGACAGGCGTATATTTATGCTGATGGCACAAACCTTGTTTTAAATAATCAACAATACAATAATTCAAGGTTACAATCATCCACAATAGGAAGTATTTATATTAGTCCAGCTAATGGGGTATATAATACTATATTTAAACCTAACGGTCAAATGTTACTTTATAATGATAGTTATGCGGATGCTATGGCTTCTATGGTTAATTATTCTACAGGAGGTTACGGGTTATATATAAATAAACCTAATGATGGTGTAAATGGTAACAATTATTATAATTTAGTTATTCAAGGTAATTCTTACACTTCAGCTATAACGTGTCACGCACAAGTATCAGGAAAGGTTTCAAATGTCACTTTGGGTAGAACTAACTATCCTTTTTCTGATGATGCTATGACTATAAGACCTTATTCTACTGCTTCACAGGATATATGGATTAATATATCAAATCATTATCAAGAAAGTAATGGAAAAGTATTTATAGGTCAAAATGGAACTGGAGGTTTTCGTCCGAGTGATGCTTTTATACAAAATCATTCTAACAATGCTGGAGGTAAAACATCAGGTATATACTTTCAAACTGATACAGCAAATCAAGGTGTAACAGCTCCAGCTCAATATATTGATTATACAGGTCAAATTTTTATGAACCCATATACATTAAGAAGTGGAACTAACAGTCAAGCTGGTTCAGCATTTTCTGTTAATTATGGTTTTAAATATCTTCCACAAGTTGGAACAGTTTATACAACTTCAAGAGGTGCTGGTAACTATATCCCTTGGATTAAAGGTGCTGTTAATAATGTAAATTATCTGGTTGCTGGTATTCAAAAAATACAATTAACAGATGGCGGAAGTATTAATGCGTCACCTTTTCAAGTAGTAGCGGGTGCTCGGCAGTATTCTTTTAGGTGTGATTGGACTGGGGTTTATGATGTTAGATTTAATCTTAATTTATTTTGTTTAGCAGCTACAAACTGTTTTATTTATGTGTATGTTAATGGTGTTGCTGTAATGACAAGTATTGCTTATGTAACAGCTGGTAATTTTAGTTTCTGTAATGGAACTAAGTTAATACAGGTTACAGCAGGTTCAGATATTGATATGAGAATTCAACCTGATGTAAATGCGGTAACCATTGGTAACAATTCTACTATTGATGTTATTTATCAAGGTTAATTTTTTTATCTTTTTATATAATAAATGTATAAGTTTATATCTTATGATGAAATTATGAAGTATATGCCACTTATTATTTCTAATAAAGTAAGTGAAGTAGCACGGTCTAAAGGTCAATTCTTAGATCAGTATAAAAAATATGCGACAAATCTACCTGATGAATGGGTTACTAAAAGACATAATTTTATAAAACGTCATATGGCACAGTATGTTAAGAACCCTACTGTAAGGCGTAAATTAGCACTTATTACTTGGGCGTATAAACCATAATTTCTTTTATTTTCTTTATATATTATAAATGGATACAGAGATAGTTAGTTGGTTATCGCTCGGTGTAGCTTGTATATTAGCTATAGAGAGAATATTTAAACGTATAAAACACTGTGAAAGTGCTTGTTGTAAGGTGGATATGGAACAGTCCAGTCCTAAACATATAGAAGTTTCAAAAATTTAAAATTATTTTCTTTAGTAGTTAATAAATGGAAAATACAGATACAAAACAATCTTTTATAGATCACCTTCAATTTCAACTTGATAGATTAAGAGAGGAAATTACACGTATGGAACAAGATATCATAGAGAAGAAGAGACAAGAACAAGCATTAATAGAACAAATAGGAATTAATTAATTTATTGGTTAAGAATAGAACATTTCAAAAAGACTATAATTTGTATTTTTTTTATTTATTTTCTTTTCATATAATAAAAATGGGTTTCTTATCAGATGCGTTAGGTTCAGCGGGTAGCTGGTTAGGTAGAAAAGCAGGGGAAGGTGTAGCTTCAATTTTACCCTTCAAAAAGGGAGGTCGTGTTGGTATGGTTATAGCTCAGCCAGCTATGTTAAAACGTGGCGGAAAAGCAAAAAAAACAAAGAAAAGGGCTGATAGTCCAGAACCAATGAGACGTGGCGGAAAAGCACATATGAAGAAAGGTTCTAAAGCGGCAAAGGATCATATGGCAAAATTACGTGCTATGCGTAAATAATTTTTTTATTATCTTTTCATATAATAAAAAAGATGTCTTCTATGTTTGAAAAACAATTCTTAGCAGGTCACTTCAAAGACGGTCACGCACCTCATAATTATGTAAATTTACAATTCTTAGCAGATGGTAGTAACCGTCCAGCTGGTATGTTTGGTAACCGCAATGTTATAGCACGTCGTCCTATTGAAAGGGAAGATATGGTTGTCAAAGCTGAAAATATGGTTAAATATCCCCATAAACAAAATACTTTCTTATAATTTAAAAAAGGGAGGGAGTAATAAAAAGGGAGGGTAAATGTAATAACTTTTCTATTTTCTATTTTTTTTTATTATTTTTTTCTATAAAATACTTTTTTTATAAAAAGTGTAACACTTACTATCACTTTTTCACTTTTCAAATACTCAAAATTCTACTCTAAAACAAGCTTAAAGAAATAACTTATTTTATGTAAGAGTATAATTTTTAAAAATTTAAATTTTTATTTTTTTTCTTTGTATATTAATAAAATGGAAGTTGTTGATGTTATTATAAGTAAGAGAGGTCGTCCTCGCCTTTCATTAGAAGAAAGAGAACAGAGATATAAACTTAGACTTGAAAAACAAAGAGATTATCAAGCTAAAGTGAAAGCAGAAAATCCAGATCACTTAAGAGATATAAATAAAGCGTGTAGAGACCGTAATAAAGAAGCATATAACGCACGTATGAGAATAGCTAACAGAAAATATAGGGCTAAAATTAAAGCTCAAAGGGAAGCATTAAATAGAGTATTAGTATGTTAATTAACCTTAGTTTTTAAGGTTAAAATCAATAACACAATGTGTTATAAAAAACTGATTTTTATACTTAAAGTAAAAGTATAAAAATTTAATTAAAGGTTAAAGATATAATTTTTCATTATTAAGATATAATTTTGAAAAAAAATATTTTTTATTTTTTTCTTGTCCTATTAATAAAAAGATGTCAAATAGTGAAATTATTCAAGAACAAGCAGTTATCAACGCGAGACGCCCTTGGAACGCCCCAGAACCTATGCGTAAAGAAGTTGTAGATATAAGATCCCTTGCTTGGTGCTATCTTAACTTTGACAAGCTCAGTGAAGCAGGTCTTATTAAAAAGATGAGAATTGGAACAAAAGAGGTTACTAATGAAGTATATAAACAAGAACTTAAAAAGTATATTGAAAGTTTCACTATTAAGAATTATCCTTTTGGTGAAAAAGATGTTGCTTACGAACAAGGTTCTTTAAAAGAAGGTAGATTTATGGCTAAAACTCCCCTTTCTTTACAAACTATATCCAGACAAATCCGTCATACTATTAGTAGAGGTCACTTAAGGGATATTGACGTAGTTGCGTGTCATCCTTCTATTATGTATCATATCTTAAGACCTATCTATAATTTTGTATTTGAAGCATTAGGTAAATACTTAAGTAGTGATGATGCTAAGAATAAAATTATAGAAGACTTAATTATAGCTAATCCTACTCATAATAAAGAAAGTGTTAAAACAACTATATGTTCTGTCTTAAATGGAGGTGGTTTTACTTCTTTTGAAAATCCTACTCAATGGTATGTTGATTATTACAATCAAGCACAAACAGTTTTAGCTAAGATTGTAAAACAATTAGATGAAACTATCCCTGCTTATAGAATTGATAGTGAGATGAAGAAAGGTAAGGATTATCCCTTCATTAACGGTTCTATTGTTAATCACGTCCTTGTTGATTATGAGAATAGAATTGCTTTTCATATGAGATTTGTTTTAGAAAGTAAAAAATTTAAAGTTGTAGCATTAACACACGACGGTTGTATGGTTAAAGAAGATGAGAAATTAGACAGTCAAGTGTTACGTGATATTGAAAATGTTTTTGAAGATAATAACTTGAAAGGTATTAAGTTAAAGTATAAAGATATGGATGAGGGGTTTGATATCCCAGAAAAAGAATTGATTGTTATTGATAGAGACCATATAGCTTTTGAAAAAACTATTGATTATGATAACTTTAACATTGTTAAAAAATGTCTTCAAGAAGGTGACAGTGGTTTATCTAAACTTTTTCACCATAAAGTCAAAGAAGTAATTAAGACTATTAGTATGGATGCTTTTGACGGTTTTAGATGGAACCCACGTAGTCGTTTATGGGACAAACAAACTAAGGAATTCTTTACTAACCATATCACAGAAGTATTAGAACCTTTAGCAAATCCTTATTTATACATAGCTATAGGTAACGTTAAAAAAGCTAAAGAAGATGAGTTAGATAAAGATACTATTAAAAACCTTCAAATCATAGTAAAAGAATGGGAGAAAATCATCAAATACATTCAATCATCTAAAGGTTGTAAAGCAATCTGGGATAAAGCAAGAACTTTATTATATGATAAAAACTTTACAGAAACACTTAACAATGTATCACACGAATATCCTATTAGAGATGGTTTCAAAGTAAATTTAATCACTTGTGAAGTTTCACTTAGAACAAGATCAGATTTTTGGGATTTTGAAAGTCCTGCTTCTTATATAGCTGGTAACACAGAAGATAAAGAAAGATTATTTAAATATCTTAAATCTGTCTGCTGTGAAGCTGATGCGGAAGGTATTGATTTAGTTAGTGATGAGAATGCTTTATTTACTAAATGGTTATTTAAATTATTTGGTTATTGTTTAACACGTGAGGTAGCTGACAGAAAACTCTATATATGTCACGGTAAAGGTCAAAACAGTAAATCCGTTGTTATGGATATGATTAGTAATATTATGGTTCAAGATAAAGGTTACAGTCCTCTTAAGAAAACTGCTATCATTAAAAAAGATGATAAAAGAGGAGGTGGTGCTAATCCTGAGTTAATGCCATTTCAATACTGTAGAATGGGTGCTGTTATAGAGACAGATGAGAAAGAGAAATTAGATGCTCCTACTATCAAGTCACTTACAGGTAACGATGCGATGAGAGTTAGAGATCTATATAAAAGTGAAATCACTATCAAACCAAAAGCAAAAATCTTTTTAATATCTAATCATAAACCTGAGTTTAACACAGAAGACCAAGCTATGAAGGACCGTATAGTATTTATTCCTTTCTATCAACGTTTTACTAAAAATCCAGAAAATACTAAAAAAGTAGAAGATATGGTTAAAAATGATTTAGATCATTTCTTTAGTTTAATGGTTGATTACGGTTCTAAATGGTGGTCTGATAAGGATTTAACACTACCTTCTGTTTGTAGTGAAGCAACAAATCAATTCATTGAGGATAATAGTGATATTGATCCGTGGATACAAGAGGAGTTTATCTTTACACCTTCTAAGGAACAATTAGATACACAAAAAGAATATAACAAATGTAAAGAAGATGGTTTATATTCTTCTAAAGCATATGATAGTTATATAGTTTGGTGTAATGAAAATGATAAACCAAGTAGAAACCAAACTGAGTTTAAGAAAGCATTAGAACAAAGGGATTTTACCATTAAGAAAGTAAATGGAATACCTATTGTTAAGAAAAATAAGAAACACATAGTTTTAAGGGCTTCTTTACCTCAAGAAGAAGAAGTTGAAGAAGACTTTTAATTAGTATATATATTATTACTTTATATAGTAAAGTAATCATATCTAATAACACAAGGTGTGTTATTTATTTTAAAATAAATATTTAGGGATTAAGGGAGGGATAGTGTTATACTTTTTCATAAAAAAGTATTTGCTATAAAAAATTTAGAAAAAAAAATAGAAAATAGAAAAGTTTATACATTTACCCTCCCTTTTTCTCACTCCCTCCCTAAAATAAATTGTAAAAATTATATCAATGGTTACCATCTTTGACTAAGTAATGATCCATATTTACTTGGTGGTTTCTGTGGAAGAGTTTCTAAGGTTTTATTTATTTGTTCTAATACTTGTTTTTTCTTTTCAACTCTTTTTCTAACTCTTCTAATTTCTGGTTCTGTTTCACTCTCAGTAACAGGTTGTTGATGATATACTTCTTCTTCACTGTCACTATCATCACTATCAGTATCACTTCTCAATGGAACTTTTTTAACTTGTTTCTTAACAGGTTTAACTTTAACAGGAATAACGTTTTTCTTAACTTCTGTTTCTATACGTTCTTTTTCTGCTTGTTTCTTAGTCTTAAATTCACCTGCTTCTTTAAGTTCTTTTAAACGTTGTCTGCCAGCTTCTAAATTTTTTAACATAACTGCTTTTTGATCTTCAGATAATTGACGAGGTTTTCTTCTTTGTTTTAATATCTGTTTCTCTTGACCTTTTGTTAAAGTAATATCAGCAATCTCCTCTGGTTTGACCTCAGTAATAGGCTTATTCTTAGCACCTTTAGGACGTCCAGCGACCTTAAGAGGAAGAATATCTTTGTTTTGTTCTAAAAACTTCTTAAATGCGTCTTGTAATTGAGTATTATCCATTTATAGATTAATAAAGATAAAAAATAAAAACAAATTTTTTTTCTTTTGATATTATTAAATATGTCATTAGACGCGATAAATAATTTCACCAAGTCATCTATTAACGAAAAGTTCATTCATCCTGAAAAAATGAAAGCTCCGTTAATAAGCATAGAACAATTGAAAGAATACTACAGTAAAGTAGATATCCCAGAGGTCAAAGAAGATTTAAAAAAAATTGAAGATTTAGTAGTTAAATCTAAACTTGTAAAATGTGGTAGCTGTGAAAACGTGGTAAATTTAGATGAATGTGCTATGGCACCCACAGGATTATGTCATTACTGTAACGTATGTCAAAAAGACCCACAATATGAAGGTAAAACTATAGAAACTTTAGAAGAATATGAAATACATAAAAAATTTATGAAAAATAGAAGAAGTGCTTCATTTGACTGTAATTTAACTGATGAAGAGGCTAAAGTAACCTGTAATAACCCCAACTGTGACTGTAGAGATTAAGTAAGTTTCTTTTTATTATCTTTTCATATAATAAAAAGATGTCATCATTATTAACCGTATATAATTACTACTTGAATTCAAAGATGAGAACAAGTGGTTCATCAAATGATTTTAGTTTATCCCTCCCAAATCCCATAGCATTAAATGGTAAAATTCCTTCTGAATTTCGTATAAAGATCTTATCTGCGGTAATCCCCTTTGCGTGGAACCAAATCAACAGTAAAAACTATACTACATACTGGACTATGTCACGTTCTGGTAGTTATTCTGGATCTTTCAATATGCCATCTGGTAACTATAATGTATATACTTTTGCTACTGCGTGGATTTTAGCTTTAACAACCGCTATTAACACGGCTTCAGGATATACTCCAACTATAACTTCAACTTATGATGTAAATACTGATAAATTTACTTTCTCATTAGCTAATGATGCTACAGCAACTACTATTACGTTACTTAATACTACAGGTTACACTCAAGTTAATTTATGTTTAGGATTTACATCATCGTGGAGTTTATCTAATGGGTTAGGGGCAACCACAACTTCAACACAACAAGCAAATGTTAATCCAGCACGTAACGTTTATATACAAAGTGATACATTAATTCAAAAAAACGCATTTGATGCTTATGTAACACCTGTAAGAACTTCTAATATTATAGAGGTCGTCCCAGTCTATACACTACCAAATCAATATATTATATTTCAACCACCTAATCCTACTGTGTCTGTGATAAGTAACCCTATCATAGATGAAATATCCCTCGCATTAGGTGATGAAAGTTTAGATTATTATTTACAAGATTTCACCTTAAACTGGTCGTTACATATGGTTGTAGAAGAACATAGAACAGATTTGAAAAAAGCAATAATAGAACCATCCTTAGATATAGGACAGGTTCATTTAGACGCTAAAGCTGAGGCTAAAAGACAACAGTTAGAAGATGAAAAAACTAAATTAATAGAACAGTTGAATAAAGAAAAAAACAAATTAATATCCGCCCTTAATAGTAAAGATGTTACGCAAAACAAATCAAGCAAAAAGTCATAAATTAATGACACAAAGATATGGTTATTCTATGGGTGGTATAGCCCACAAATACGGACCTCCACCATTTATGGATATGAGTGATCCATCTTATGTAGGTGTAAATCACCCACAAATGAAGGAAGGCGGTATAGTTGTTGAAAAACAAGTAAAACCAAAACAAAATTATTTTCAACGTAAAAAATAAAGAAAAAATAATTTTTTTTCTACTGTAATATTAAAACAATGTTGTCAGGTATTACAAAAGAATATTCTTTAGACGCAGCGCACAATAATGGTGAAAACGCAATCCCAAGGGCTATTTTACCCCAAAGATTAGCTAAACCAGTTCCATCCAGAAAAATTATTAAACAAATCCCAGCTATTTCTGGATCCACAGCAGGACCTTCGCAAACTTCGATCGTCAGAATTAACACTTCTAATGGTGCTGGTTTCGCTGTATCTGGTTCTTTTTATTTATTATTTAAATTAGCTGTAACTCAAGCAGCAAATACTTGGGGTTTCGCTGGTTCTATCCCAGATGCTTCCGCTTTAATTAATCGTTTAACTGTTTCTCAATCTTTACCTATTGAAGTTATTCAAAATTATAATAAATACGTAACCAATATTGTCAAACCATACGCAACTCACTCTACAAACATCAATCAAGATTGTGTTTTATCTGGTGGTATGGGTTCTAATAATTTCGCAGCTAATGTTTATACTTCTACTTCTTCAGGTTTAACTGTAGCACAAAATACTAACTTCGGTTATACTTCTACTGATGGTTCCACAGCTACTTTAACTTTTGCTGTCCCTATTGTCTCTGGTTTATTAAACTCAAGTTCTATGACTTATATTCCGCTTGAATTAATTAATCAAAATATTGATTTACAGATAGATTGGGCGACCATCAATGATGCTTTCTTCGCAGCAACCACAGCAGTTACTAACTATTCTATTTCTCAATTATCTTTAGTTTATGAAACAGTTCAAGTTTCTGAAGAATATGTTAATGAAGTCCGTAAAATGATGGCTGGTGGTAAGCTCTGGTCTATGCCAATCCAAACTTGTATTTCAACACAAGTGGCTGACGCAAGTTCAATTTCTTATAATTTCTCAGTAAATTGTTCCAGTGTATCCGCGTTCTTCGCAGGTAAAGTTTTAGCTGAAGGTCAAGGTTCAACTTTAACTTCAAAATACTTTTCAGCATCTACTGGTTCTTCACCAAACAACGATTATTCAGCTATTTCTAAACGTGTTTTATTAGCTGATGGAGAACAAATATTACAAGTTCCAAACGTTAATACAGACGCACAACTCTTAAAAGAAACTATCCGTGCTATCTGTGCTAATACTTCTGATCCTAATTATTCTGTTCCGTTCCAATCTTGGGGACGTTATGATTTAGCAGGGACATACAGAGGTGCTTTTTATGTCAATGGTTTTAATTTACGTTCTTGGTCTGAAGAAGATTTAGTTTTCTGTGGTCGTCCTGTGTCTTTATTGAATTATCAAAAAGATGATAGTGGCGCAAGGGCAACAGATACTTTATACTTCTTTACTATCGTTGATTACATAGTTTTAGTTGATGCTTCAGGAACAATTTCTTTAGTTCGTTAGGTAACCATAAGTATATATAAATTTTTACTATACACCTGTATAGTATCCATTAATCTTAATTTTATTGAATAAAATTAAAATTATCCTTTGTTAATTATAAAAGATGTCATTTACTGTAAAAGAAAGTAAATTAACTCAAAAACTTAAAAAATTAGACAATACAACTCCGCTCAGTGAAGAACCTCTACCTAAACGTAACGGTTTAATATGGATTTTGTGCGGACGTAAAGGAAGTAGTAAAACAACGGTTCTTATGAACTCATTAAAGACAAAACAATCACACGGTGGTTACAAGGGATTTTTTCATAATATTTTCATATGTAGTCCAAGTATGGAAAGAGATAAGAAAACAAATAAACTTGTTGAAGAAGTTAAAAAAGATGGAAATTTTTATGATACTATTAATAATGATATTCTTAATGAAATTATTGAAAAAGTCAAAGACTTTAATGATAACTATGAAGAAGAAGAAGAAGGAGATCAATGTTACAATCTTTTAGTATTAGATGATTGTTTAAGCTTACTACCAAAGTCAAATCAAAAGAATGCTGTATTCAATAGTTTATGTTTAAATTGTCGTCATCTTAAATTATCAATCTTCATTACAGCACAGAAACTCAAAGGTTTATCCACAGTGGTCCGTTCTAACACAGATATGATTAGTATGTTTAGAACTGATAATGAAACTGAGAAAAAAGATTTCTTAAGTGAATTCGCTTGTCCTGAACCTATATATGACTTCGCCACAGCAGAACCGTATAGTTTTTGTCATATTACATTCACCTCAGGAAAACCTATATATTTTAAAAAGTTTGATAGAATAGAGTTATAATTATTATTTTTTTTCTTTGTTAATAGTAAAATGATTAAACGCGCTCCACAATATGAAAGTTTTCAAATTTACGTATCATCCTCTGATAATTCAATAAATACAACTTATCAAGTTAATTTAAGTGGTAGATACAGAGTTGAATTAGTAGGTTACTCAGCACAATATTCAGCAGACCCAGCTTTTATGAGGGTTCAAGTAGTAAGTCCTCAATTAGTTATGTCTAAAGGTAACTTACGTTACGCAAATTTAGTTCAACCATTCGCGGCTCACAATCAATCATCACTTAAGATGAAACTTTGTTTTGATCCAATGGATTATAATGGTTACTTAAATTTAGCTATTGAAGATGCCAGCACAAACGCAGCACCAGCTAACTTCACTCAAGCCGTATTAACCTTTATAGCTTATAGAGAAATGGAATATCCATATGAATAAAACTTTTTTTTATTTTATACATTGTATAATAAAGATGATACGACATATGGAACATAAACGTCCGTTACAAACAGGAGGAAAAATAACCCGTGTTAAAGGTCATTTAACTAAATATGCTAAAACTCACGATACAATCCCAGCTATACTTCAAGTAGGAGAAATGGTTATACCAAAAAAATACGTTAAGTCTGTGGAAGCTTTCTTAAAAGACCATCATATGCCACTACCTCTACCATAAATTTTTATTATTTTCTATAGTAATAATAAAAATGCCATATCATATTAGAAAACTACCAAATAAACCATTATACAAAGTGTATGGTGAAGACGGAAAACCCCACTCATTAAAAGGTCTAAGTAAGAAGACCGCACAAGCTCAATTAACCGCATTAAATATAGCACACGCGAAAAAGAGAGGATATATTAAATAATTTATTTTTTATCTTCATATATAATTAAAGATGCCGATTAAACGAGTAAAAAAGGTGAAAAAAACTAAAGAGACAGTTAAGACTGTTGCTAAAGCTAAAAGAAAAGGTCAAGCACAAGCACAAACTAATATTCAAAAAGTAAATATTAGAATAGGAGGTGACGTAAAAGGAAAAAAACCAGAAGAGAAAAGTAACATAGTTGTAGCACCCACTGTAGCACCTATTTTTCATTCAAGAACAGGTTTAAGTGAAGCACATTTTATGCCACCTTATCCACAAGTTAAGATGGGTAATCCTGTGATAATGGAACAAGGTATAAAGAAAGAACAATATATTAATAATCATTCAGGTGTTGTTGTAGGAGGTAACCAACAACAAAGATTATTTACACCAAGTGATGTATTCGCACATAATATTCAACCTATATCTAACTTTTCAACTGTAAAGCAACCAGCAACATTAGATTATGAAGCAGTGGAAGAAGAAGACCATAAACAAGGTGATCCGTTATTAGATCAAATAACAGAAAGCACAGCACCCTCATCAATGCCTAATGGAGAAGCACCTAAAAAAGCTCTTGTTGTTGAAAAACCAATATTTGAGAGGGGGAAGACAGGACCTCGCCCTGAAGGTGGTAACCTAAAATCATATTATAGAGGTTTAATAAAAGACTGGAATAGACAACAAGAAGATATAGATGGTGAAACTTTTAAATTTACTTACAGAGAGAATGGTAAGCAAAAAGATAAAGGTATTAATGAATTAAAAAACTTTGTTGAAAAATATGGACTTCAATAAGATTATAAACCAACTTTTATAATCCATTTTCTATACAATTGTATAGAATTATCTAACTTATATTATCTTACTTATGTAATATAATATAGCTATTAACCAATTTATAGGATAACTATCAAGGAATACACAATTAAAAATTTTTAATATAGCATACACCAAGGATTAACCTATAAGATGGATAACATATACAAGGATTATAACCAATGGATTATATCACATAAGGATTTTATGTAATGGATTGTAATGTTTGTTTAAAAATTTTAATTTTTTTTCTTTTACTATTATAAAATGAACGCCACCTTAGAAGATAAGATTGCTGAGATAGAACAGACCTTAACAGAACTATATATGGAACTTGCTGATTGTGAAGAAATTCAAGTAGAAGAAAGAGGAGAACTTATTAAACAAATTAAAATTTACGAACAAATTAAAGATGGGTTATATTCAAACCTTCAAAGACCTAAACAACAATCCGTGTTATATTTTGATAATTAAGTAACTATTGAAATGTAAAATATTAAATTTTTTTCTTTATCCTATTATAAAGAAAAATGTCAGTAGAAGAACTTATCAAAAAGAATAGACCTCATCTATCAACCACCTCAGTAAGAACCTATTGTTCTTTAATTAAGAACCTTGCTAAGAAGCTTGAAGTTAATCTTAACAATAAACACGATATCAAAACTCACTTATCTAAAATTTTAGAAGATATGAAAGGTTTAAACCCACGTCAAAGAAAAACTACTTTGTCCGCATTAGTTGTGTTGATGAGTGATGGCACAGAGGACAATGAAGCGATCAATAAAATTAGATCTATGATGATGAAAGATATACAAACAACTAAAGATGAAGATAGAGAACAAAAAATGACTGAGAAACAAAAATCCAGTTGGATGGATTGGAATGCTATAGTTAAGGTGTATAATGACTTAGAAAAGTCTGTAGCTCATTTATGGAAGAAAGATACATTAAATAAAAAAGAATTTTTACAATTACAAGATTATGTTTTACTTTCTTGTTTAGTCTTAATTCCACCACGTAGAAGTTTAGATTATTGTGCGTTCAAGTTAAGGGATATTAATAAGAATGAAGATAACTATATGGATAAAAAAACATTTGTATTCAACAAGTATAAAACAGCATCTGTATATAAGAAACAAGTTGTAGATATACCTCAAAAGCTTAAAAAGATTATTACTGATTGGACTAAAAAGAATAGTAAAGAATGGTT